TCGCCTACTTCTAGCTGTACGCCTGTGAGGTAGAAATTATTACTGGTACTGTCCATTACATTGACCTGACCAACCGCACGATTTGCTTGGGTATTGTGCCAAGTGTTTTCCGTCAGTGTCCCACCAGAGTAAGTTGAACCAGCCGCCAGCCACCAATGAATATATAAACCTACCCCATTATCATTATTGATTGCAGTTGGTTGATACCCATCAAAAGTCACTGTAACTTTTTGCCAAGTATCAGCCGTTGCAATCGTGTAGGATTGAGGGTTATTATAAGCCGCATCACCGTGATAAAGTTCAACAATATGAGTTCCTGTCTTAGGTGATTTTACCCAAAACTGAAGTGTTACTTTTTTAGCTTCACTTGTACCATATAAAAGATGCTGTAAATTTAATCCTTCTATAGCTTGCCTTATTATAGCATAGTCACTTGCCGCCAAACTGGTATCTGCTGTGGTGACATCAATCTTTTGAGAATTTGAAAACCCTTGATTAGATGGAACGTCAGTGTCTTGCGAAAGAGTAACTATTGACGATATACTGCCACTAATATACTCATACCTATCTGCACCACCATAGCTAAATGTAACACCAGTTACATCGCCCCTCTGTGCCACCTGCATTGCACCGTTGATGACAAGGTTTCTCGCCCCTGCATATTGCTCTTGAGCGGCTGGTAGTATTTTACTTAAAGCCATTGTAGCCTCCTATTAGTAAGGGCTAGCACCAAGAAGATCACTATCCCATGCAGCCTTAAGTTCTGTAATTGTTGTAGCGTCTGCAATTGCGCTATTATCAGTTGCATCACGAAGAGCAGTCTTAGTAGCCACACTAGCTGTTTTAGCCGATGCATCATCAGCCTCAAGTGCCTTCATGTACACTACATCTTCAGCGTCTAGCAATGGCTTACGTACTTCACGAATCTTATCTTTAAAGATCTCTTTAGCTTTATCTAGATCTTCACTAATTACTGTTCCGCTTAGCGTCCATGCCCCACGGAAGTTACGATCAGATGGAACTGTTACTCCACCTGCTAGAACGGATTGACCATTCTTATCTACAATATATGTATCTACCATTATTACTCCTATGCGGCAACGTCTATCTTCCAAGCATTGCGCCATTCTCTAGTCTGTGGTAATTGTTGTTTTGTACAGATAACCATCTTAGGACGGTTACCTTCATTATAAGTTTTCCATACGCTATCAGGACAATCTTTCATAATAAGATATTCGATAGCTTCTTCTTCTGTCATTGCACCAACAGGCTCAGTCTCATGCAACAGGTAGCCACGAGTATGCTTCTTAAAGTCTTCTTGAGCTTCATCTTTAGCTAACTCATGGTATACCCACACAGGTGGTAAGATGCCACCCTGTAAAGCACAAGCCATCCAGTTAGGATCTGGTACTAGTATTTTTGCACATTCATCAATGCTGTCCTCGTAGACAACACGGTAGTCTGACTGGTAAGGCTCAAGGTTTTCTTTTGCCCAGCACAGTCTATCCCAGAGATGTGTGCCTTTGAATGATGGTGTGTTCATTATGCTAGGTCTCCAAAATTACTGTGGCAGTTAATAGTAACGTCTGTGCCAGCGTATGATGCACCATAATATGTTTTTGTTTTAATACTGCCTGTAGCATGGGTATCCACAATCATATCACCACTATATGCATTGTTTAAGTTACAAGCAGTTGCCGTAGAATAACTCGCATTATTCATACTATTGGTAAATGATGTTGTAAAAATACCTGATGAGTGGTCAGTCAAACTGGCACAATTTAAGCTATCACTAAAAGCTATAGTGCCTGTTCCATTTATATTAGCCCAAGCCTTCGCACTACCATTCACAACATAGCTGGTGGACACGTTAGCACCAGCACCTGTCTCGATTGTATCTGCTATAATTTTTCCAGCCATTATGCGAGGTCTCCAGTTATTTGTACTGCACTTCTTTCAGTATCAGAAGTACTGCCAGCGTACCTTGAGTTCATTGTTAAACTTGAAGTTAAGCAAGGACTAGCTATAAAATCAAAAGATATAGAATCAGTAAAACTCCCTGAAATCCCCCCTGACATTCCTGCACCAGCATAGTTTTGGTCACTCATATTGTTTGTAAAACTTTCAGTGTAATCCCCTGTTCCATTGTCTGTTAAACTAGAAACATTGAAAGTACCCCTGTTTGAAACCGTTCCCGTTCCATTGAAATGAAACCAAACCTTCGCCACCCCCTGTTGCAGTTGCATTGTTACCGCACCGCCCTCAGAGGTGATGGTCACATCGCCAGCAGAAGTCTTGCCAGTGATCTTGTCTGTAATAATTTCACTCATGCTAAATCTCCATTAACAGACTGAGTGATTATTGTCCAATCCACCCTTGTAGAACCGTCATTATATGTAGCTATTTTATAACTGCCTGAAGCAAAAGTATATAAGTTTTGTGGATGACACCTACTGCTTTCTGGATCATCTCTTGAACCACCAGATACAGCACTGTAATTGGAATCGGACATTGAACTCGTATGATTTACGATGTAAAGACCTGTTCCTGAATCAGTTAAACTACTCAAGTTGTACGAATCACGAGCCGCAATAGTACCAGTACCGTTAAAGTTTACCCACGCCTTTGCCGCACTCTGCTTAGTCAGCGTGACAGGGCTACTGCCATCTGACGCTACGATTGTATCTGCTTTTATCGTACTCATGCCACCACCAAGGTCGCACCACTACTTACTGTAATGGTGACTCCTGTTGCAAGGGTTAAAGGACCAGCACAGAGTGCATTAGTGTCTGTAGGAACTGTTACTGATGTATTAAGTTCTTTCTGGTGTACTCTAATAATACTTCCTTTAAGATCATCGGTATCACCAAGATAAGAACCTGCTGCACCAGCAGCTAGCATTGCGCTAGTTACACTTCCTGTTGGAGGCACAACTGTTTGAATTGCCTTACCCTGATACACTACATAAAAGTCATCAGTTGAAAGAATATTACCAGTCATTGTAAGAGCAGTTCCAGAAACGCTATATGCTACTGCAGGCTCTTGTCTTACGTTATTTACAAACACTTCAATTTCATTGTTATTGGCAACAGCATGTGTAAGAGTATAGTTTGTACCGCCATTACCAGTAATTGTTTGTTTATCCAAAGAGGTATAACTATTGGATGTTTGATTACCAATATATCCCATGCTAACCTCCTTATGTACTAATAGCGTCTACAGCAGATACCCATACGTCTAATGAAGAGGCTGTGTCGCTTTTTGCCCACAGTCTATCCCCACTTTGTACAACTACTTTTGCACCACCGTCAAGAACTTGTAATGCACCACCAGCCGCAATAGGTGCGCCTTTAATAAGGTAGTGATCATTTGCTCCATCGTTAATATACACATCCACAGTAATTGCATTGCTTGTTATATTAGTACAATGGATGCCTACGATAGTATCATAACTATCAAAGTCTGCCCCGTCAGGAATATCTGCTGCAGTTGTCCCTACTGCATTCAGGGCATATCGTCTAAAATTTTGTGCCATTATATTCTCCTATAGGGCAATCGACATTGCAATACTAAAGCCAGCTGTTGCAAAGCTACTAGTGTCTACAGTTTCAATATTTGTCCATACTGAACCGTCATAATAACGCATTTTACTTGTGCCAGTATCAAAGTAAAGATCACCTGCATTAAGAGGATCACCATCATTATCTACTGTTGGTTCGCTACTTTTTGGTCCTAAATATGTGTCATCAAAGTTATCAGCACTAGCTGCTGCTTGTTCTGCCCAATACTTAGCAGAATAGCCAGAACCATCAACAGTACCAGCAGTGTAAGTAGCCCAGTCCTTTGCAGAACCAGTTGTGCCTCGTGTCTGTGTACCAACCGCATATTCTTTAGCAGAATATTCAGTTCCATCGATAGTACTTGTAGTTTTTGTTGCCCATTCTTGAGCAGCACCACTACCTGCTGTGTTAGTGACACCTGTACCACCTGTAGCCCATGCTTTAGATGAATAACCTGTACTATCTACAATACCAGTAGTCTTTTCAGCCCATTCTTCTGCTAAAGTTTCACTTGCAGCTGCATTAGTTTCCGAAGTTGCTGCATTTGTAGCACTAGTTGATGCATTAGTTTCTGAAGTAGCTGCATTAGTTGCACTGGTTGCCGCATTTGTAGCCTGTGTAGTGGCTGTAGTAGCCTGTGTGGTTGCTGTTGTAGCACTTGTAGCTGCACTAGTTGCACTATTAGCCGCTGCTGTGGCTGAAGCTGCTGCATTTGCT